TCACTTCCTTCACTTCCTTCACTTCCTTCACTTCCTTCACTTCCTTCACTTCCTTCACTTCCTTCACTTCCTTCACTTCCTTCACTTCCTTCACTTCCTTCTTCTTCTTCCTCTTCTTCTGAACTATAATTCAATTCACTATCATTGCTTGTATCGGAAGAAGATCGCGAAGAAGAAGCCGAACAATTGGATTTCGAGTAAATCGTTTCTAAATCTTGGATTTCAGCCAACATGGTTTGACATAATTCATGACTGGCTTCTAATTCTTGGAAATCGTCGAATTGAAAAATAGTTTCTTCCTCCAAACATAGTTTTTTACGATTCTTTCGCGAACCTCCTAAAATAGAAATTTCATCGCCTTCAATCATTTCGGGTTGATCCACATAAAACAATTCACCCACATGTTTGTTATAAAATTCAGATTGGTGTAAATATTCCACATCGTCGGTTACACAAACCTTATGTACTTTCTGAATTCCAAGAAAAGAACCGTAAAAATCGATGCCGTGTTCGAAATTTTTTTGATGTAATAAACAGGAAGACAAATAGGTGAAGAAACAATCCACATAAGAAGTATTGTGTGGAAATAACATTTTCGGATGTACCTCTTCCGGAGTACTATTTAATTTAGGAATAGTGGCAATATTATTGTCTTCCAACTTGTATTTTCCAATCATGTATCGATATGGGTCTAATAAAGGTGAAAATTTCACAAAAACCGGTTTTTCCAAGATTTCCTTTGTTTCTAAATGTTCGACGTGTTGTAAATCGCGAATGTGATAAGGATGGTTTAGGGCGATTTTCTGATAGTTGTTTTCATTCATTTCAAAAAATCGTTGATACAATGGATTGTAAAATTGCAACTCGGAAATCTCAAAAGGATTGTACTCCGATTCTTCATTTTGTTTTTGCAATTCTTCTAAATTAACCATATTCGGTTTGGCATAATGGATTGCTTTCAACTCCATTTTATTGACAAGTATAACGTTTGTGAATAGATTTTAAATTAAGTATAAACGTAAAGTGCATTTGTTTTACGTGATTTTAATCTAACAGGTTTAGTATAGTATTTCCTAAAGTATGACATTGCAATTAAAAAAATTCGATATGAAATGGATTACGTTCAAGCCGAATGAAAATAAAGGTCCAGTAATTGTCATGATTGGGCGTCGTGATACAGGTAAATCCTTTTTAGTGCGTGATTTACTATTCCATCATCAAGACATTCCGATTGGTACAGTGATTTCGGGGACAGAAGCGGGTAACGGGTTTTATTCTGCGCATGTTCCCAAACTGTTTATTCATGAAGAATACAATACGGTGTTGGTGGAAAATGTATTACGTCGGCAAAAAGCGGTGCTAAAACAAATGAACAAAGAAAAAGAACAATTCAATCGAACAACGATAGATCCAAGAACGTTTGTCATTTTAGATGATTGTTTGTACGATCAATCATGGACAAAAGACAAGATGATGCGTCTCCTTTTTATGAATGGTCGTCATTGGAAGATTATGCTTATTATTACCATGCAATATCCATTGGGTATTCCTCCAAACTTGCGTACAAATATTGATTATGTATTTATTTTGCGAGAACCTTATTTGACCAATCGCAAACGCATTTGGGAAAACTATGCCTCCATGTTTCCCACCTTAGAATCCTTTTGTTCAGTCATGGATCAAACCACGGAAAATTACGAATGTTTGGTCATTAATAACAATGCCAAGTCCAATAAATTAAATGATCAGATTTTTTGGTATAAGGCTGAAAATAGACCCAGTTTTAAGTTGGGTTCGAAAGAATTTTGGGACATTTCCAAGGAAATGGGTTCGGACGATGAGGGGGAACAATATGATCCTTCCAAGACAAAGAAGCGTAACGCTGTTTCGATTAACGTCAAAAAGAGTACAAAGTGGTAACAGGGGGACTGACCCAGGGGGACTGACCGTCCCCCTTGAACCCCCTGCATTTTCTGGGAAACGTAATATTATGTTTTGAGGAGTACTACTCAAAACATAACTGAATCATTTATTCAAAAAAGGAAGGTTTTAAAGGAAACCTGGGTTTCCTTTACTGGGTTTCCTTTACTGGGTTTCCTTTAGTTACATAGGTGTTACACGAATCGTCAATTTAATATTCGTCAAATCATATGCTTTTCCAACATCCACATTCAAACGATATGTATTATTTTTATTGATGGTTTTAGTATTTGAAGTGGTGTTTGTGGAAACAATGCGATAACTTGCGCTTCCAAACGCTAAAAAGGCTGTTGTACCTTTTGAAACACTTCTCGTGTCTAATCCAATAGTGGTCAAGGAATTTGGATCGGTGGTAATTCCCTGTAATTGTAAAGTAATATAATTACCTGAACTGCCTGATCCAGCTGCACCAATACATTGTGCATAAAATTCCACAAAATAATTCGATTCACTTAAATTAGAAAAAGTAATATTAGCTGTTCCACTTGTACTATCCAAGAATCCGCTAAATCCATTATTTGTTGTTACACTATGGTTGTATGTGGCATTTTGTATGGTTGCACCTGAGAAAGATAAATCGTCAAAGTAAAGTGCCACATTGGTTTGTCCGCCGAGTGCATAGGAAATTTCAGAAGTGGATGGGTTATACATTAAAATATTGGACGATGTTGCATTCCGTACCGGATTTACGTAAAAGGAGGATGATGTACTTGGATTTAATGCACTTCCACTTGCGTTTAATATAATAGAATTATTGGGCTGGGAAGTGACTCCGGCTTGTTTTCCAAGAGCGATTGAATCTGTTCCTTGGCTTGTTTTTCCGGCTTGATATCCAATGGCAATTGATCCGTCACTTTGAGAACTATTTCCGGCATTTCGACCGATTGCAATTGAGCCTGTTCCTTGACTTGTTTTTCCGGCATCCAAACCAAGGTGAATCTCAGATGATCCGACCGACCATGCAAATGTACTATCATTCCAATAAACATAATCGGAGTAATTTGTTCCGGAAATAGAAATAAATCCAGTATCTCCTTGTGGTCCAGTATCTCCTTGGATTCCTTGAATACCTTGTGGTCCAGTGTCTCCTTGGATTCCTTGAATACCTTGTGGTCCCGTGTCTCCTTGGATTCCCTGGATTCCTTGAATTCCTTGTGGTCCCGTGTCTCCTTGGATTCCCTGGATTCCTTGAATTCCTTGTGGTCCAGTATCACCTTTATTTCCTTGAATTCCTTGTGGTCCAGTGTCTCCTTGGATTCCCTGGATTCCTTGAATTCCTTGTGGTCCAGTGTCTCCTTGGATTCCTTGAATACCTTGTGGTCCAGTGTCTCCTTGGATTCCCTGGATTCCTTGAATTCCTTGTGGTCCAGTATCACCTTTATTTCCTTGAATTCCTTGTGGTCCAGTGTCTCCTTTATCTCCTTGAAATCCACGTAATCCGGTTGGTCCTTGAGGCCCAATTGGTCCTTGTGGTCCTGTATCTCCTTGGATTCCTTGCACACCTTGTGGTCCAGTATCTCCTTGTTTTCCAGGAGCACCTTTCAAATTCACTTCCCATTCTGTTTGCGTACTTGTACCAACCACAATATCTACTTTAAACATCATTTCTCCGCTATTCACGTCATAACTATTTACCATTGCATCAAAATAGTTTGCATCGTCATAAGCGACAATGACTTCTTGTCCAACGGTATAGGCCAATCCTGTTTCAATAGAAATAGGATATATAGTGCCAATGACCAAAGAAGATAAATCGATACTATCCGTCGAGCTTCCTGCATAACGGTCTCCTGCTTCTCCCGTGTCTCCTTTTATGCCTTGAATACCTCTTGGTCCCGTAAAACCGCGTAATCCTTGTGATCCCGTATCCCCTTTTATTCCCTGAATACCTTGTGGTCCCGTATCACCTTTTATTCCTTGAAGACCTTGTGGTCCCGTAAAACCGCGTAATCCTTGTGGTCCTGTCATACCCTGTTTTCCCGACAGATTTACTTCCCATGTAACACCACTTGCATTTCCCTGCACAAAATTAACAACAATACTCAAATTCCCCGTGGATGCATCATAATTGGTTACCACCCCATTCATAAAATTATCGACATCATAGACAATCAATACTTCTTGACGAGTCGTATAAGCCAAACTCGTATCAATCGTATATGTTTTCGCATCGCCTACTTGTATATTATTTAAATTAATAAAGTCCGATAAAGTACTATAATAAATATTACCACTATCACCCGTAAAACCTTGCAATCCACGTGCCCCAGTTGGTCCCGTTTCTCCTTTCAATCCCTGCGCACCCGTCAAACCCTGTGGTCCCGTCAAACCTTGTACTCCTTTTGGTCCGGTGACACCTTGCACTCCTTGTGGTCCCGTCACACCTTGCAAACCAGTTAAATTCACATGCCATGTAATTCCCGTAACATTTCCAACAATATAATTCACTGTTACACTCGTTATACCACTTGTCTTATCATACGAATTAATTATACTATTAAAGTAATTATCGTCATCATAGACAAACAACAATTCTTGTTTGGAGGAATAGGCCAAGTCTTTTGGGAAAGTGAATTCCTTGACTTCACCGATTTGCAATGTATTTAAATTGATCAATTCACTCAAAACAAAATAATATTTATCACCGGTTGGACCTGTTGGTCCGGTATTTCCTTCGTTTCCTTGTGCTCCGGCGGGTCCAGTATTTCCCTGACTTCCTTGTGGTCCAGCTGGGCCGGTATTTCCCTGACTTCCTTGTGGTCCAGCTGGGCCGGTATTTCCCTGACTTCCTTGTGGTCCAGCTGGGCCGGTTACGCCTTGAATTCCTTGAATTCCTTGTGTTCCCGTCGGTCCTTGAATACCTCGTGGTCCTTGAATACCTTGCACTCCCGTTGGTCCCTGAATACCTTGCAGTCCGGTTGGTCCTTGCATACCTCGCACTCCGGTTGGTCCTTGCATACCTTGTGGCCCGGTTGGACCAATATCACCTTGACGTCCAGGGGCACCGTTCAAATTTACTTCCCATGACGATTCCTTTTTAGAACCATTTACAAGATCCACTTTAAACACCAATTCTCCGCTGTTCGCATCATAACTATTTACAAGAGCATCGAACAAATTCAAATCATCGTACGCTATGATGACTTCTTGACCCACCGTGTAAGCCAATCCGGTGTCAATTGTAATTGAATACATTTGACCAACCACAAGTGCGGATAGATCGATGGTATCGGTGGATGTGGCTGCATACCGATCCCCTGCGTCTCCTGTATCACCTTTTATTCCTTGGATACCCCGCGGACCGGTATAACCTGTGGGTCCCGTGAGTCCTTGGATACCCTGGATGCCTTGGGGTCCAGTATAACCAGTTGGACCCTGTGCTCCGGTGGGTCCGCGTATTCCAGGTAATCCCTGTGCTCCAGTGGGTCCTTTTGGACCCTGTGGTCCAGTATCTCCTTGAATACCTTGTGATCCAGTATCTCCTTTTATTCCTTGGATTCCTTGTGGTCCGGTCACTCCTTGAATACCTTGTGATCCAGTATCTCCTTTTATTCCTTGGATTCCTTGGATTCCTTGTGGTCCGGTCACTCCTTGAATGCCTTGGGGTCCAGTATAACCGGTTGGACCTTGTGCTCCTGTTGAACCTTCTAAATTAACTTGCCACGTGGAATAGGTACCACTTCCTGCTATTAATTCGACCAGCACATTCATTGCTCCGTTTTGAGGATCATAGCTAGAAACAACACCGCGGAAATAGTTTAACGATAAGCTGTCTAAAGAAGTTGTTGAAACAGAATCATTGGCAATGACCACTTCTTGACCGGGAGTATAAGATAAATGTATGTCAACAATTAGTGTTTGAATAATTCCAATTTGCAATGTATTTAAATCGATTGACGTGGTTGAAGTGGTCGCGTATTTATCTCCACTTGGACCGGTTTCACCCGTTGGACCCGTTACACCTTTAATTAATGAATAGTATGGTCCAATAGTACCAGTTCCACTAGAGTTTTTTTGAATAGCAACTAAATCATAATTACTTGTTCCAGCTGTTCCAGTCGGTCCAATTTCCCAACCACCAACAGCCGAAGGTGTAAGTCTAGCCGGTCCAACATTAATAAAAGGTGATGCGAACCCTCTCTCGGTATAAGCAATTCCATTATTATCTGACCCTATGGTAGCTTTTACACCTAAAGGGCCATAAATATTTATTGTGCCAGGACCCATTGAAATATCTTTCCATCTAAATGATTCAGTACCTAAAACATATTCATTATCTTTATATGGAATGATATTAGTTGCTTTAATAGTGTCATTTACTATTTCTAAAGAATTACTGTAATAAACGTTGTCTGTCGTTTTATCATTTAGTAAAATGTTTCCATTTCCCTCTCCAACTATTGATAAAGTTGGACCCGTTGGACCCGTTGGACCCGTTGGACCCGTTGGACCCGTTGGACCCGTTGGACCCGTTGGACCAGTAATACCGGGCTCACCTTGAGGAATATAACTATTTACACTGCGCGGGTTGCATCCAACAATAGAGGTATTGGTTTCGACGATTTGAATGCGCTGATTTTCTTCTAAATGTGAAAGCTCCTTTTTATCTTGGAGATTGTGTTTTTTTGTGTTACTTGGCATATATATAAAATGATCGATTTTAAAAAACATAGCATAACGGACTTCGTCCTTAAACAGGGGGACTCGCCGTCCCCTTGAACCCAAGGGGACTCGCCGTCCCCCTTGAACCCCCTGCATTTCCTAGGCAACTTAATATTATGTTTTGAGGAGTACCACTCAAAACATAATCCACACGAATTTTCCACAGAAAAGGAAGGTTTTAAAGGAAACCTGGGTTTCCTTTACTAGGCAACTTAATATTATGTTTTGAGGAGTACCACTCAAAACATAATCCACACGAATTTTCCACAGAAAAGGAAGGTTTTAAAGGAAACCTGGGTTTCCTTTACTAGGCAACTTAATATTATGTTTTGAGGAGTACCACTCAAAACATAATTCATAGGACTTTTCCTAAGAAAAGGAAGGTTTTAAAGGAAACCTGGGTTTCCTTTACTAGGCAACTTAATATTATGTTTTGAGGAGTATCACTCAAAACATAATTCATAGGACTTTTCATAAGAAAAGGAAGGTTTTAAAGGAAACCTGGGTTTCCTTTACTGGGTTTCCTTTATTTATTTACATATCATCGCGAATATTTGCTGCACCCTCAAGCCTTTCCTCCTCTCTTTTAACCAAATCATCCTCGTGCTTTTTACGATCGTCTTCATTGGCGACTTCACGGCTATCGAAATCCACTGTTTGTTGCACACCAATTAGCTCTCCGTCTTCAGTAATACTTTGCGTCAATTTGTTACCACTCTCCTCTGCCTTCTTAATATTTTCTTCAATCGCCTTGCGCTTCGTCTCTTTGACGCGCTTATCAAACTCCTCTTTAGCCTTCTTCTCATTCTTCATCTTCTCTTGATGAAGCTTGTTCAACTCCTCTTCCATGAAATCAACGCGACCAGTCTTGTATGCATTTGGATCCCAAGGAAGCCATACACCCACAGGAGCAACGAAAATATCATGACTCGGGTCCTTTTCGCGCAATTTCTTGCAATGCATTTCCGCCTCTTCTTGTGTGGAAAAGTTACCTCTGTTCTTTAGACCACGTACAGAAGTTTGGAAAGCATGTTCGCGCTGAAACTGCTCTGTCAATTTATCTTCTTGTTTGTCGAGGAAATTTTGGAAATCACCACTCACAGGCTCGGACTTTAGGCGTTCTTCTTCTTCCTTGCAAAATTCATTGAAATCTTCGAATACTTTCTCCACATTCAAATTATATTTGTAACTAATGAAATTGATGAAATCCGAGAATTTAGACAAAGATTTAGTAAAATCATATTGATTCACAAATTGATCAAACAAAAACAACTCGCGCTTTTCTAAAATCTTATCGGGCGAAAGAAAAGACATACAACAAAATCCTTGTCCAGCAATTTGCTCGTCTTGGTCTAATACATCTACATATTTAGGATTTTGTGATCCATCAGCCATGGTTTTACGCTCAAAAGAAGCCATTCTATAATTATTCATGATATCATTGTTTAAGCTATTTCCAAAAAAACTAATAATTATATTATTTTACGTTAAATTTTTTTTCCGAAATATAGTATATACATGGAAGCTATGTTTGACCTTCAAGAATTGATCAAAAGAATTATCAAGTACTTGGTAGAGGGCCTTATGGTCGCTATTGCCGCTTACGCTATCCCCAAACATTCTCTTAAGGTGGAAGAAGTAATCATTATTGCTTTGACTGCTGCTGCAACATTCGCCGTCTTGGATGTTTTCGTTCCTGCAATGGGCTCTTCTGCTCGTGGTGGTGCCGGTTTCGGTATTGGCGCTAACTTGGTCGGATTCCCTGGAGGACTCTAAGTCACTATAAAATTGAAATATAATAAATATAAGAATATCTGTTATTCTTATATTATGATTCAATTTATCAGTAAAATTCCTATTTTGCGCCGTTTGTTGCCCCAGAAAATTCACAAACCTTTAGGACGTTGGTCTTTGGATTATGGTTTGCGTCAAGAAACCAAAGCAGCATTGTCAAACGAAGATCACTGTGGTCCTTGTGGGCAATATGCAATGCAGAAAAAAAATGAAAACGTACAGGCACTAATCCGCAAAAACAGTAATATGATGTAACCACACCGCCAATCCACTTGGATCATAATTTCGCATATAATATTTAAAAAAATGATGGACGTCTTTTTCCAATTGTTTGACTATAGAATCCGTTTTATAAAATGGATAAGCTATATTGCTAAGCGAACCCCATTTTTTTCCCACATAATTGGTTTTGTTTAATACCAAAGGAACTGAATAAAGTACATCGAATCCGGTTAATTCCACCACCGGAAAAGATTCACGGTATGGGTTTCGTTCGCTTTTATAACACAAACAATGATTATATTTGCGAAACAAAGCAGGCAACATATCTTTTTTCACAACACTTTGTGCCATTTCTCCAAACCCATTTCGCGCATGAATATGTATTTGTAACGTGATTTCTTTATAATTGTCATTATGTACCATTTTATAATATGCTATCATTTTATAAAATGGCAATAAATTCACCCCCATTACGCTGTAATGAAGAGGAGAAGAATTATTTAATATCCGATGAAAATTTCTTGGATTTCTTGGAAAGTAAAATCGACAATGATTTAGGATATTATTTCTGGAAAAAATACATCGCCGCCGCCTTTTGGGCGCAGATTTCCACTCCTCTAAACCTCATGATTACGATCATGACCGCCTTAACCACAGCACAAAGCACATCCACGGGTTTTTTAACAAAAGAAGCCTATCGGGATATTAGCGTAGCAACCCTCCTTTTCACCGTGATCAATACGTTTTTCACACCATTGGCCCAGCTAAACAAAAGTGTCGAAATGGTGAAAAAGTGGAATGCACTGGGTATGAATTTCGAAGAAATATTTTACAGCGTAAATAAATACGAAAATATCGATGAATATATTGAAAAATACAAGGCTTTGCAAAAAGAGATTAACGTTTTGAGAGATAGCGAAGGGCCGGAAACCATCAATTTCGTCACCGATTTAATTCACACCATAAGTGTTTGCTCTTGCTTGCGTGGGTATGACAAATGGCTTTCCAATGATCGCGTATTAATGAAAAAGAAGATCGACATTATAGCAGGACGCTTCGGGTTATCTCCTTGTTGTGACGAAGGTGGCTGTTGTAATCCCACTCAAGTAGAAATACCGGGTTCCTCAGAAGCCGAAGTACAAACAGAAAAAGATTCGGAAAAGACAGAAGAAACCAAAACATTGGATTCTATGGAAAATGGAGGCCCAGAAAAAACGCCTAAAGAATCCTTGGAAAACAAAGTCGTGGAATCTCATGACTGATTTTCCAAAAACCGATTGTACAAATAATAGCGTATTTCTTCAATCGACAATGGTTTATAACCAAACACCACGTAATTGAAAAACAAATATTGAAACCCGATGATTCCCACACCATAAACCACATAATGACCAGCTGTTTTGAGGAAAACACGTTTATTGGTTGCATTCGGATCTTCGTATTGTATTAAGCGTACTCGACTTGTATCGGCATCGTCTGTACTTGACTGTGTTTCATCAATCGATTCTTTCCTATATACCGTCATTTCCAATTCACTTTCCATATTGTTTATGTTGGGATCGGAAAAAATAGTCACCATATTATTTTTCTCTTTTTTCTTGTAATATTTTTTGTAACAAAATTGGGTCAAAAACACCAACAAGGCAAACGCACATATTATCGACCAAAATCGAATTGTTATTAAAAACAACTGTTCATTATCTTTATCACGTTCTTTTATGCCTTCGTTTTTTTCTCGCTCTAATTGATCATGCAATTGTTGTTGATCACTTGCATCCACTAAATAAATGGCTTGAATTAATTGTGCGCGATCTATATTCAATTTCTCCAAACTGGAATCCAAATCCCGAAGTGGTCCGTCCATAATTCGCTTGACATAACTCATAAAAATATCGGTTTCGAGAGGACCGACATAATAAAAAAAGAAACATATTTCCAAAATAGTAATACTTGCAATATGAAAAAAAACTTGATACATTAGTTATTATAATTTCTCATTTTATCGTTCGTAATTATATTTTTAACATAGTTACGAAATATGCAACCTTACCAACCAATTCTTATAACTTACCAGTCTTATATTCTTCCTCAAAAAATAAATTTCATGGCAGTTCGCCTTTCAAAAGTGGGTTGCTTAGTCCTTTTTCCAAGAAATTCGAAATAGCGACGCGCCAAATGATAACGCTGTTTTACCTTTTTCGCATTGGGATATTTCGTCTTGTGATGTTTCAACATGGCTTCTAAACGTACTTTCATGATCATACCCACTTGCCAAATACGCTTATGACTGTACTTTTTTGTTTTGTACAATTTTTCGAGTTTCGTAATTGTATTCTTCACGTCTTCGGGAGTGCTGTATTGGATCGGGATTGTATCGCTGGGATCTTTGTCAATATAGACGTCGAAGCTTTTATCGGGATCATTTGGGTTGTATAAAAATTGTTTCTTCGTTTTGTTTTTCTTGGATTTCGACTTGTGTTGTTTCCTCGACTTCATTTTCTTATAATAAAATGATAAAAAAATGACTTACACTGTGGCGAAAAATTCCCAGTCCAGGTCTTCGCACACTTTTTTCCAGATCATGTCTTGCTCCAATTGTTTTTCGCGGTCTTTCATCATGGGAATAAAGGGCAAATACTGGCTTTGGTCCAAAAGAACACACAATTGATACAACGTATAAGTATAATTGAAGAAATTCGTGCGATTGGGCGGACAATGCACGGCCCACGGTTTCTGGATTTCGATGAACAATACACACAATGTTTCGTGCAATTCCTCGTTCATAATGGGCGGCTTGATACCAAACAGCGAATTAATGTATTGAATGTGCTCGAAATATTTGTTGAGGCCCAATTTCCGCAAGATTTCGCGCATTTTATCGTAATTGATTTCTTTCATATCTGTAATGCGCTCCTTTTTAATACGCGCCTTGATCTGGTCGATGACTTCTTCGGGGATTTGCGTGGTTTCCTTCGCTTGGAACTGCGACAATATTTCTTTAAAGTGGTTCAGGCGAATATAGGCAGTATAAGACACTTCATTGGGTGGTTCTTTGTTGTTGGGCTTGTTGCTATCCACAATATGGGTAATAAATCGCCCGCATTTCAAATTATTGCAAATCATGACACCCTCATCTTCTTGTGGTACCATTTCACCTTGGTTGCACACATCACACACGTCACATGAGACGAAATAATCTTGGATATTGGTAAATTCATTATTGACATTGTACCAATAATCTTGATACAGTTTTTTGGCTTGCACATATTTAGCCACGTCTTGTTTCTCTGGATTGGTCGATTTCACTTTGAAAAACGAATTGAGCACATTGACGTTTTGAGGGGGCTCTCCGGAGGAAATTTGCTTCTTGGATTCGAAATAATCGAAAATGAATTTGGAATTGTTTAAGAAATAATCTTGTTTTTCTCGTTGCATAGATTTGATTTGTTTTTTCTTTTCTTGGATTAAATCCTTGGTTTCCATGATGGCATCAATCTGATTTTTAGGCAAAGTTTTGAGCTTGGTTTTGAGGGATTGTACCTCGTCTTGTAAATTTGGCAGCGTATGTGTTTCCAATCTTTCGAAATAGGCCAACATTTCACTGTGTTTTTCATCCAAGGAAGTAAGCTGCTTCTGGTTGTTTTTCTTGGAATGATTGGACATAGATTATAAACTCTTTGGATTCCAATTATTTAACTATTTTGTTGATTAATAAATATTGTTTTCTGGGATCATTATATATATATATATATTTGAATAATGAATCAACCTAAAAAACCAGGAGTTATTAAGTCATCATCACTAAAAAATACAGGAAAGGTTAAACGTTTCAATGATTATTATTCTATTAGTGGAGCATTAATTAAAATACAAGATCGCTATGCCGCGAATAATAATTATGAGTCATTTAAAATAGGATTAGAAAATTTACTCAAGAATTTTGATAATACAAAATTCTCCTCTCTAGCTAATACGATTAATTTGTATCTAAAAATCGCACCCCCATTTCCAGCAGAGTCTATTGAATTACCGAATGGATTTGATTATGGTTTATATGATAATAAACCAGTAATAGATACATTACAACGTATTAATATAAATTATAAGGAAATTATTGATGATCTTAAAGATATAGATTTTGTTAAAAATATAGACGAAGTTAATATTATTCCACGAGAAGATATTAGTTATGTTCATACTTTTGCTAATCCAAGGGAAACAAGAAATACAACACCCAATCCTATAGTAAGTGATATTATATTACATTTTTTGGAGAAAATACTTTATTTAAACGCTTATATACAAAAATTAAAAAATTTAATAAAAACCATGAAAGTTAATATAAAAGTATTTACTGAGCTTTTTTATAACGTATCGAATAACCCACCCACGGATTCTCGCATTCCCATTTATGGATACATTAAAAAAGAATATGAGACATTATCAAAAAATAATAGTATATTAAGTACTTTTAAAAGTAATGGATTCATGCTACCATCTATAAAAATATTTCAAGAAACAGAAGTTAATAGCATTATAAGTAACATTAATACAACAAAAATAGAACAATTAATCGAATACGAACAAATATTTGTTAATAATGGTTTTGCATGTTCTAAAAATTTCAGTAATCATATTGATTTCTTAGTAAGCGAATTGAGTGAATCCAATAGAGAATTAATAGCATTGCAAAATCATATTATGAATCTAGATAAAATACATATATTGGCGCAAAGTATATTGACAGAATCAGATAGTAAGAGCACTATGCCTTATCCATCATTACCAATACCAGAAGGATTAAGAGGATATCAAGGAGATTCCAACTCATCAGGAACTGTTACTTCAAGTACTAACAGTGGTGCATCATCTCTAAGGAAACGCTCAAGAGGAGGTCAATATGGAGGAAGAAACACTATTCTTTCTTGTGATGGTAGTATGACTGATCCTGACCCTTCAAACCCATTATATGAATATTTTAAAGTAACTGGTATTGCGAAAACGTATGATGAATTATTGCACGATTTTATTGGACGTTTAAATAACAAACAAATAGAAAGACTGACAACAGTTTATGATCCAGTAATTAATTATTTTATAAATAACTTACAACCAGGTAATGATGATACTAAAGAAAATATAAAAAATTTTTTAATTAAATTAAGAGAACGTTCTCTTGGACAACAAGAATGGAATTATTATACAACAGTATTATGGTATATTGATAATTATTGTGACGGTATAGATGATTTATATATGGCAAAAGTACTTAAAGTTGCAGATTACCCTTTTTTGAATAATGAGCAGAGTATAAGAGTTAATTTGATACAAGATAAATATATTTACACTTTGGGAGATAACGAATATTACTTAAGCACTATTGATAATAATCCTGTAAGCAAAGAGTTTGCTGCTAATAAATTCGATTATCGATTTTCCGATAATTCAACAGCAAATTCAAAGATAATTATGTTATTAAATGATTTACCAAATACAATTAATCAAGGAGAAATAGATGATTATCTAAATTTAATGAAAGACATTAAATATGCACCGGGATTGATGGATCCAAAAACAATTGGAGGCATTCCAACAACAGAAATGACAAGCGGAGATTTGAATAACGATGCAACATTTATTCAATTATGTCAAAATATAAATGGAATTGATCCTAATCAAACACCAAATACTAATGATTTACTTACAAATGGACGAATATTGGCAAAAAATATATTAATAGACGGGATTAACACCTTTATTGGTTATTTTGGTTCAAAATCAACAATTTCAGATGTCGAATTTCTTTTTTCACCACAAGGTGATACTTATATTGGCGTAAAAATGAACGGATCATATGAATTACAATACGGTGATACCACTATTGAAAATATTTCTAATTTTTACAAAAGTTATGATCCTGGATATATTAATGCGCCACCATCAAATCCATCATGGAAACGTTTATGGGATTTTGCAGGATTTATTTATAGTAGAATACCAATAAGCGAGCTTATAAACAAAGTGAATAATGAAACCAATACACAAGCATTTACTTTAATGAATAATCAACAAGCTGTCTCACAATTTAAAGATAAAATGATGACCGAAATTATTATTACCTTAAAATCTTTTGGTGATTCGTTACAAGTATATTACAAACAACGTTGGATGAAAGAATTTTTAGAACAACAAGAAAAACTACCACAAGAACTACAAAGATTTCATGTTATGCCACTTACTTCCACAGATAAAAATGTGGGTGGTGAATCGTTGTTAATTAATTCTGAATTTTGGCTTATTGGTACGGGAATTCGCCCACATCCGTCTTTTTTTCAAAAATATGTCGATTTTTTTGGTAAAACATCTTTTAAAGAGAGAATAACTGGACAACCCATTATCGCAAATGAAGTTGATATAGATGGTTCTAAGGCTATTGTAACAAATGCGGAACGTGAATCAAGTGGTGATTATATATATAAATTAGTTGCAAAAATAAATGAAAACGTTCAAAAAATGATACCTATACAACCAATTAAAGGTAGTACATACGAATATGAGGAATACGTGAATGAAGAGCCGGAACAGCCTGTTGCAAAAAAATTTAAGTCTGAAACTATTACTGAGGAAGATGTAACAAATACTCAAAATATTGCTGTTAGAATGAATACTGAGAATATGAATATATTGCAAATATTAGACAATTATTTTATTAAGCCAATAGGTAATATCAAATTAAACATTTTAAGTGATGGTGGTAAAAACAAATTTAGGGAACTTATAATAGAATTAAATACTAATACTGCTGAAATGGATACTGAAATCACTGAAATAGGACGTTATAATGAAAAATTACAAGATACTATATTAAATGATCTATTTAATGGTAAAGAAGTCAATATTGACCCAGCGATATTAAAAAAGCCATTAGTCGATTTAAACAATTTTTTAACCACAATTAATGACGTTATTTTAATGACACAAGAACCGGTTGATGCAGAAACAGTTGTTGCAGAACCAGTTAATGAACAAAACATGGATGTCGCACAAGGGGATTTATCAAACACTGGATCAACCACTGGATCAACCAATATATCAACCACTGGATCAACCAATATATCAACCACTGGATCAACCAGTCGATCAATTTCATCTGGCACAACATCAATCATAGAAAAATTTGAGGTATTAACAGATTTTGCAACAACCCAGTATATGGCCGTATTGGCAGCCACTCCTAAAAGAATTATACAGGGTACAGGTTCTATAGAAAATGCTCACAAAAGATTTGTGGCTTTAAATAATGTTATCGACGACAAGCTTGTTAATTTTGCAAAAACATACATGGCAGCAGAATACACAACAAAAATAGAAGAAGTTGAAACAAAATACACTGAATTATTACAAAACACAGCAAAAAATATTGCCGTAACTATTACGAAAGTTGAAAAGGAAGATACTTCTCCGATAGAACCAACACGTGCAAGTGGTCGTTCAACAAAACGAACAAATTATGCACAATTGGGTGAAGGAGCCAATCCTGAAATTGAATTGTTACAAGCATTAGAGAAAAATTCTATAATCCAAAAACTTGAGCTCAAATTAGGGGAAGCGCAAAACAAATTAAATGAATATACACAAAGATTAGAGTTACCAAAGCAAAAATCACTGTTTCGAAGAGGTGCTGAATTCATTGGATTAAAAAAAACAGATCAAAAGAAAGTAACAAGTGCAGAAAATGCTATACAAAAAATTATGAAAAAAATAGAAGCAGAAACAGAAAAGATAAGAAAGGCCATTAATGAAAAACAGCAAGCTAGATTTAAAATTATTTCTCCAGAAGAAAAAAAAAACAACACGATAAGTTTATTGCAAAATTTTTATAATTATATGAATAATGCATTTACCCCAACATCCCCATCGTCCCAAATGAATGTTGTAAATAGTGGAGGTAAAAAGAACAAAAGAAAAATCACCAAAAAGAAACGTAAGCAAAAGAAACATACCAAAAAAATAAAATTCCGAAAGAAATCCAGTAAAAAACAAAGACACACAAAACGAAACAGGAAACAAAATTGATTTTAAATAACCCATTTAATATTCATTAATTGGCCTTAATGAATACTAAATATTATAAAAATAAACATTTGCGTTTATCACAAGAGTGTATCGATGACTATCCATCGCACTTTAATCAAGATCATAAACATTACGAATTCTTAGAATGTGTTTTGTATTTAAAAAATAATGACAGTCCCAGAGGGTATCTTGGATGGGGTGGAAATGCATGGTCGGTAACCGAGGAGTATCTTTGTTTCAAAGGACGTTTTATGGGAATCAATTACGATAAATATAGTGGAGTCACTTATTTTACAATGTATCGTACAAGTTGCGATAAATTAATAAAAAACTTCGATTTAATCAATCGAATTGGTTGCTCTATACTCTTGGACGATCGCGATAAATATAATTCGAGTAAGTTTGCTATTCAACCAATAGGTTCATGTATATATGTAAATATATATCCAATTTATCAAAAAGAGCTCCTGTTATTGTATTTTCATTTACTCACACAAAAAACGTCTTTATTACCCGAATGTATGGGAGTCATTAGTAATTACTTAAAACCGCGCTCTCATCGTGATTACGAAATCATTTGGAACAATGGACTATTGTAATTTACGTTTGAAAAGATCCTTAAAAATGCTATCTTTATACTAAGTATGTCAGAAAGAGAAACACTCACCTCGGAAATTCCCAATGATTTTTCTTTAAACAAAAGGCAAGTCCAAATCATGGCATTTTTATTGAATGCCCTGGAAAAGGGATGGTCCATTAAAAAGAAAGACAATGAATATATATTTTCCAAGAAACACGAAGGAAAGCGCGAGGTGTTCCAAGAAAATTATTTGGAAACATTTGTTCAAACGAATTTAGATATGTCTATCTTGGATACCAAACCATAATGCATAATACGAACAACAAAATCACACAAGAAAAGCATGTTTATAGAAATCCTCTAAACATGGTTTGTTATTCATTTTATTTAGCCGTTTTTCGAAAATCCGGATTTGCCAAAATAATCATTGATGGTGATTCTTTAGGCATTTCTGTTTTTTTCTCGTCCTATTGGCCTTTGGACGATAATTTTGGTAAATTGCAGTCATTTTTGGGCGTTTTGGACCATAATTTATGCACACAAGTTGCTGTGTATTACTTTAGAAAAAAATCGCGGGTTTCTTTTTTTATTTAAATTCATTTTCTCCGAAATTATTTTCTTTACTAACATTATAAGAAATGGCAGGAGCACTTATGCAACTCGTCGCCTATGGCGCCCAAGACGTTTTCCTTACCGGAACTCCCGAGATCACTTTCTGGAAGGTGTCCTACAGACGCCACACCAACTTTGCTATGGAATCCATTGAGCAAACCTTCTCTGGCCAAGCTGACTTCGGCCGTCGCGTAACTTGTACTATCAGCAGAAACGGTGACCTTTGCTACCGTACTTACCTTCAAGTAACTCTTCCTGAGATCAACCAATCTATGTTGGCTCAAGGTTCCCCTGCCACTGACGGTGTATATGCCCGTTGGTTGGACTTCCCTGGTGAGCAATTGATCGCTCAGGTTGAGGTTGAAATTGGTGGCCAAAGAATTGACCGTCAATACGGTGACTGGATGCACATCTGGAACCAACTTACCATGCCTGCTGACCAGCAACGTGGATACTTCCAGATGGTTGGTAACACCACCCAGCTAACATACATCACTGATCCTTCCTTCGCTAACATCAGCGGACCTTGTGCTGCTGCTGGTGGCCCAACCCAGGTGTGCGCTCCTCGCAACGCTCTTCCTGAGACCACCCTTTACGTTCCTCTTCTTTTCTGGTTTTGCCGCAACCCTGGACTTGCTCTTCCTTTGATTGCTCTTCAATACCACGAGGTCAAGATCAACATTGACTTCCGTCCTATTGGTGAGTGCTTGTGGGCTGTCAAGACCCTTGCTGCTACCAGCGGATCTCAATCTGTTTCTGCTGCTTACCAACAATCTCTTGTTGCTGCTTCCCTTTACATCGACTATGTCTTCCTTGACACCGATGAGCGCCGCAAGATGGCTCAGAACCCTCACGAGTACTTGATTGAACAACTTCAATTCACTGGTGACGAGTCTGTTGGTTCCTCTTCCAACAAGATCAAGTTGAACTTCAACCACCCTTGTAAGGAGTTGATCTGGGTTGTTCAGCCTGATGCTAACGTTGATTACTGTGCTTCTTTGGAGGGTGGCCAAACCCTTTACAGAACTCTTGGTGCTCAACCTTTCAACTATACCGATGCTATCGACGCTCTTCCTAACGCTGTCCATGCTTTCGGTGGTCCTGACCAAACCTCTGGTGCTGACCAATTCATCACCTCCGCTGGTCTTTTCCAAGATCCTGGTGCTATGGGCAGTGATGATGCTGGTGTTCAGTGGGGACCTGGCCAACCTAACAACACATTCGACCCTACAGGTGCTGTTGATACTGGTTCTTTCGTATCTGATGCTGGTACCTTCGTGCTTTCCGAGACCGCTCTTGACATGCACTGCTGGGGTGAGAACCCTGTTGTTACCGCTAAGCTTCAGCTTAACGGCCAAGACCGCTTCTCCGAGCGTGAGGGAACATACTTCGATGTTGTCCAGCCTTTCCAACACCACACCCGTAACCCTGATACCGGTATCAACGTATATTCCTTCGCTCTTCGCCCTGAGGAGCACCAACCTTCTGGCAGCTGCAACTTCTCCAGAATCGACAACGCCACCCTTCAGCTTGTCCTTTCCAGCGCCACTGTCGGTGGTACCGCCACTGCCAAGGTTCGTGTCTATGCCACCAACTATAACGTGCTTCGCGTAATGAGTGGTATGGCTGGTGTTGCTTACTCTAACTAAGCACCCTAACTATTGCCTAATAATAGTGATCATTAATATTTAATGTGTGAGTTATAACACACATTAAAAAATTGGTGGAAAATACGTAATGCAACACCAGGTTATAATGATAATTTCTGTAACATCGATTATATTGACATTAATTAAACAATGAATTCCATTCAATTAATGTGCCGTGTCAAACCCAATTTCAAACAAAGTCCTTCTTGTGTAAATTGTAAAAATAACGAAATCAAGATTTCCAAGCAACAAAAAGGGTACTTAGATCCCAATATTATTACCAATGTATATGAATATGACAGAGTATTTGACGATCAATGTGCGAATATGGATGTGTATAACCATTTGGGAGTGTCCATGTTAAAAAATGTAATAAAACAACAAAAAAACGTTACTTTTTACGTCTATGGACAAACCGGTTCCGGAAAAACACATACACTATTGGGAGGAAAAAAAGAAGAAGGATTTTTCCCTATACTTTTGAGTGATATTCTGGAAATCGGATACATTGCTCAAATCAGTGCCATTGAAATTTACAATAACAAATGTTATGACTTATTCCAAGAAAAAAGACATATTGCACAACGCGCAAATGGAAGCGCGGATTTTGTATTACCCAATGTGGAAAAGAAAAAAATGAAAGGTTCGGAAGATATACGTCACATTACTTCTGTTATTGCCGACAATCGTCAAGTGGGATTATCGAGTGAAAATAGTGCATCTTCACGATCACATTTATTGATTACTGTTTTTATTGATGGGAAAGTGATCAACATCTTGGATTTAGCCGGTTGTGAAAAAGCACACGACGCAATTTGCAAAGACCGTCGTGCATACAAAGAAAATGGTGAAATCAATCAAAGCTTGTTTGCATTAAAAGAATGTATTCGCGCTTTATTGAATAGACATAGTCATATACCTTATCGCCGCAGTGAATTGACCAAACTCCTCAAAACCTCATTTGAACCCAATCATCAGACTTATATTTTGGCGACTGTTTCTCAAGAAAAGGTGCATTCGGTAACTACTTTAGACGTAATGAATTATATTTCGTCCATCAAAAACATTAAAACGGTATTGCCGAAAAATAATATTCGCGATGCCATGATGGGAACACCGCGTTTTCAGCACTTATTTTCGCATCAACATATCTTGGAAAAGCTGAATAAAAAGGAAAAGGAATTATTGGAGGCTATGGTAAAACGTCAAAGTACGCGCGGATTATTGGAACCTTATAAACAAATACTGGATGAAAAAAGACGGTTATTAGATTAAACATGTTTTCGATTGTAAATTTCTAAATACGATTGCAATAATTCTTCATTTGCAATAAATAAAGTATTTTTGTTATAATCTAATTTCTCCAATGAATCATTGACAGTATTTATGATTTCATTATGATAAGGTGTGTTTTGAGTGGGATTTACGTGTATATTATGAACACTACGTGCTAAAGAAAATTCTTTGCGTAAGAAATGAATCCATCCTTTTTTTTCAATATTAACTAATAACAGTTTGTTTGGTTTGTCTTTGAAAAAATCTAGAAATTGGAGATGTTTTCTTTCTCTGTCTTTAATCCATGCATTGCATTTATCAAAAGAACAGGGATAAAAGGGATGAGAACCAGACATGTGGAAATTCCTTTCGCCATGTTTAAAACGAGAAATTAACCATTTGTCTATATTTCGAACATTTAAAATAAAAATGGCGTTTTGATACGTTTTATGTAATTCTTCTATATCTTCTAACGTAAATGAAATATCAGAAAAACAATTATATTTAGGCAACATCGTTTTCCAATTGATTGTTTTATATTTTTTCCCTTGATGATATCCGGGAATACCATTTTCTTGGAATAACGTGTGAATTGTACTTGTTGCGGTTTTATTGAATCCAATTACAAATATTTTTGGTTTCATGTTTCTTAATAATAATACACAATAAAAATGATACATAAAAAATGATTAATTTAATTTACAAAGAACAATGCAACCTTCTTACGTCGCGAATCGCTTGATTTAAATTATGAATGATATCTTTCTTCCATAGTGCATAGTCTTTCATCAAAGCGGTGATTTCTTTTTCATATCCCGATCGGTATTTCTCTTCCAATATGCTTGCCCAATCTTGGACAAACATATTAAATATAACATCGCTACTACGATTCCATGTCCAATCATAGTTTGTCACGCCATTGCGTTTATTTATTTTCGTCACAAAATAAGTCAGTTTCCTGTTTTTCAAGCAAAGGAATTTGTTTTGCAATTCTTCTATCCATGTATCAATTTCTTCGTTGTAAAACAATTTCAATTGAAATTGCGTTTTTTCATGGGGATGCAAAACATGGAAGATTTCGTCTTCCGGAAAGAGTCTGTTGTATTTAGACACAATTTCCACCATTCCATTTTCCGCCCCTTTTAGTCCATTCATGTATCCACATACAATGAACGATATTATTTTATTCAACTCCTTCCACTTATTCATAATGACTGCTTTTACCTTTCAAAAAATCAAAATGGGCGTTCAATTTTATAAACATATATAAAGAATCGCAAATATTTTTAAATATGTCTTTGATCCAATTAGCAGAAATTGTAAATATAATTGAGAAACCACCTTCTCATTATGTTATTCCTCATGCAATTCTTAGTGAAAATGATTGTGATTCCATGATTTCCTATTTTTGTCATGAAGAAACGTGGCAAGAATTTCCATTTCCAACTATTTGTCAAGAAGAGGAATACGAAGAAAAAGAATTTGTTCCATTACAACGGGGTGTTTGCGTTACACAAGAAGAAACGTTGTTAGAAAAAATGGAGGCTTGGATATATTCATTATTACAAACACCACTCATTGAAACGAAGCCATTAAAAAAATCAGTGTCATGGTCTTCCACATTAGAAGAAAAATATAGAACATGGCCAAACACAGAATATGACAGAACACAATATGTCGAAGAAAAACCACGTTATCGATATAGATCAGTGCTCAGCATGCCGGATTGTGAAAACAATGAAGTATTGTTATATAGATCGCATTCGGAAAATATTTTATGTGCTATTTCTTAAAACATCATTATAAGATTAATATAATTTATAACAAATCTATTTAAACAATGTTTAAATAAAATAATTATATTCATGTCTCTAAAGCAACAAACGCAAAATGGACTTTTGATGGACAATTTAAATTTATTTTACAAAAACAAGGAGCATTTAAAATACATGATGAACGTGATTAGCGGAGAAACCAATATTTCTTTGCGCATTGTGGATTGGTTTGTTACAAATTATGCCAAAAAGTATTATACGGTATATGATATATCTGTGGGAGATGGTGATAAAACACGTCGTTTTAAGGTATATAATGATTACAAGTTGAAATTAAAGGCATATTCCAAGAAACGATTTGACCCTTTTTGTCGATGGGAACGTATAAAAATACCTTATGACGAAAACAATTATATGGAAACCACGATTGGTCAATTGAATTTTTTCAAGTGGGCTATTGAACACAAAATCATTGATTACATTCAACAACATTATGAACATATTGAAAAGGATATGAATGAGCGTAATAGTATTTCCAAGAAAAAACAGAGTTTAAATACACGTGAATCGTCTTCTATTGTTCTTCAAAATGATCATGGTAAAACACGCAAAAAGCGTGAAGAGTTGTCCATTAGTGCATGTAAGTGCATTAAAAAGGAAAATGTGAAAATTATTGTATCCTTTAACGAGTAACTTTGATTAAAATATTTGTATTTATTTTAATCAACCAGTAAAGTATAAGATGTTCAAGAGCATTAGTGATTTCTTTGTGTATTTAATGAATGGAAAATCTCAAGAAGAGTTGGATAAGGAAAACGTTACCACCGAAGTGGAGGAGGAAAACAGTGACGTTGGTTTGCCACTCGAGAGTGATACTGAAAGTGAGGGTGAAGAAGAATTGGAAAACGTTGTCGTTGAAGAGGAAAAGAAAGGATTGTTGTCTTTTCTAAGAGCCGAAGAGAAGAACGAGGAAGAGGAAAAGGTTGAGGAGGAGGAAAAGGTTGAGGAAGAAGAGAAGGTAGAAGAAGGAGACACCATCTTTAAAATTAACGAAGGAGACAAAGATAAATTCGAGTAATTTTATTGTTATCATTTATATACTGTGTTTTATATAAATGATATCCAGCATAAACCGTTACGCTATTTCCCTATTGGTTTCTTGCTCAAAAAAGAACAAACCTTCCAAAAACACCTAATTATTGCGTCCATAGATCATCCACCAAACCACATTGCAAACATTTATTACTATCCCACCACAAATCATGTTTCAAAATATCATTCAGATCTTTTTTAGGAAGTTTCGCGTGATTTTTATAAATATCCTTAATACGCTCCATAATCTGCTGTAAATTTTGAAACTCATCTTCCAATTCCGCCATTTTCCCCCAACAACCAGATGACAATTGATGAATCAACATATATGCATTTGGACGAATATACCGTTTTGCACCCACAACGCTCATCAACGTTCCGGCAGAAGCAGTCGCACCTTCAATAATCGTGTAAATAGGCACTTTACTGGCAATAATTATATCAATCGCCGTCATGGCATCAAATACAGATCCTCCAAAAGAATTAATATGTAAATATACAGGTACTTCCTCCAAACTGTATTTAAATTGCATCAAAATAGACGCTTCTTGTGCAGCACGTAAATGACCAATCAATTGGAAAATAGTTCCGCGATTCACTTCGGCGTGAAAATATACATGATTATTTTCCCGGCATACTTTCTGATTGTCCTTGTCCTCTCCATTAAAATGAGGCGATTCTTCTTCCTCTTCGTCGGACTCTTCCACTTTAGGAGCACGCTTAGACTTCTTCGTTTTGTTTTGATATTTATACATATACGCGCTCATATTTCTGGTAATAAAATATACTCTAACGTCTTTAACACCTTTCACAATATTACTTATTCAAATTATGTTCGTGAATATTTTTTATGATGTTGAATGCTTTGTTTTGCATTAATATACGAAACTGTGTTTCTTCTCGCTTTAAACCCACCATTGTTTGTCCCCATGGATAATAGTGCATATCGCTCGTAATAAGCCGATGATACCAAATAGATGGCAGCGATTTAACGGGAGTCAATAAATCCAAAAACGAATAAATTTCATTAATCATTTCTTCGGGTAAAAAATGGAACAAGTGTTTCATGACATATTTGATCATATATTATAGCCCTATTTTCGCAAGCAAGAACATAAGAATGATGTTTTGAGTGGTCTCCTTAAAACATCATTTAGGGGGTTGGGAATGGACGCTGGTTTGGCAAAGGTTTCAATTCTTTTGGCATGACCATGGGTACAGTATTGTCCATCATGGACAGCGATTGCAAATGTTTGGTCTTGGCCTCGAATGTGGGTTGAGGATTGATAAAATTGTTTGCACCGATGCCTAATAAAAAAGATTCCGTATCCGTGGGATTATACGACAAAGTGCTATCGGGCAAATGGCCTTGGATAAGGCCTTGTCCCGCATAATAAGTGGGATCTTGGTATCCGCGCATTTTGCTTGTACGATTATCCACAATTTCTTCATTGCCTTTTACTTGTAAATTATATTCAGCTTGGTTATTTTTCCTTCGTGTTGATGCCATTATACTATATAAACACAAATTATGCTCATACATTAACTCAATGCATGAATTAAACATTTCCATTCTTGGCAATTTTCGTGAAAACGATTTTCATTTGATAAAAAGGTTTGCACACATGGATGAAATAATGCTAAATAATCATACGAACACAAAACGGCTAATCCAATCGTTTCGTCTAAAGAGAACATGAATCCAGCCGCTTTCTGAAAAACTTGTCGAAATAGAGGGTGTTGTTTGGTCTTTTCATAAAGAAAATCCATCGCTATTTTCGCGTTTTCTTCGTCATAATCATTTTCGTCGTTTGTAATATCGTCTAAATATTGATCATAAGTACGGAAGTTCATTTTAAATACTTGGCGAATGCATGCCCGATATTGTTGGTCATTTTCATAAACAACGTCTAAAGTATAATTGTATGGGCAATCCATACAATTATAATTGTATATCTATTTAAACCGTTGAAGAATTAAAATGTTCCATTTTATTTTTGCAACGGTCAGATGCCAGTAACGAATTAAAGGCCGAAAAAACGTTGAAAAGCGGTTTTTCTTTTGCCGCTTTTCTTGTGACTTTTCTTTTGGCTCTTCTTATGACCACTCTTCTTGTGGTGTGTTTTGCCACTCTTCTTGTGGTGTTTTCTCGCGGTTTTGTGTTGTTTTTTACCCCCCTTTTGAACGCTCATTATAATATAGACGAAGATTTTATATATAACGCATTAGAAACTGGCGTTTTTCTTGGAAGCGTAATAATCTGTATTCAATTCACGTGTATCCGCACCACCGCGAGGAGCATTCAATGCCTGTTCTGCCATTGGCTTTCCTTGAATAGTATCATTAAATTCCTGACTTTCAGGATGCATTCCATGTTTCATGAAAGTGTCTTGGGAAGGATAAGCACTCTTCTTGTCCTTCATATTATCACCTTGTAATATTTGAGATTCTAAAGTAGGATCCACAGAACCTCTTCCTAAATAAGGAACGGTGGCAAAAGGACGTTGCATTAAACTCAAACGACTCAAATTACGACCTTGTTCGTTTTCTAACCACAAACTGTTTTCATCTTGGATGTACGTGCTGCTCGCACCAATACCACGTACATTACCTGGTACAAGACCAATGTGTTCGCGTGAAAAATTCAATTGTTCTTGTTCATTGGAATAATCGGTGGCAAAAGGATTTCCGGCAACATAGCCAAAATAGTTAACGCTTTGAATATCATCTTGTGTTCTGCTGGGATCGTCGTTTCCAATACGATCTGAATTAAAAAATGTGTAATTCACTGATTTAACCATTCTTATACTATGTGTATATATATTTACCTGATATTTCTAAAGTATTTCATCTTTTTATATACTGTTTTGAGTGATTCCTTAAAACAGTATATTTAATTGTATCCATCGATCCATCTTGGATTATTGCGTCCAAGAGCCATCATATTACCTTCCTTGGCCGAAATCATATCACCGTAACAAAATTGTGCAAATGCTCCTTGGTCGTTTGGAATGGTTGTATTTGCATTGGAATAAAAGGGTTGCATAGATTGTTCAAACATCATTTCATCGCCTAAATCTCCGAACAATTTGTCGGCAATATCGGGTTGGCCTGGATTTTGTTCCACAACCATGCGTTTTGCATTTGCTAAAATAGTTTCATTTCCGCGTTGTGTATAAGACGGAGGGGCGGGTTTTTTATTTACATCATAACGGTAATCGGGTACTAACACGTTGGACAAAGGATTGTCCGGTGTGGGTTTGTCGAAACTCAGATTCAATGTTTCTGGGCTAATATCATCTTCCACTTCACCGGAAAGTTTTACAACTGGTAACTGAGGTTTCATTGGTCCGGGTGGAGGAAGGGATGGATCGCGGGTCATTAAACCGGCTTGCGCCATATAAGAGCCTAAACCTTCCTTGCCACCTGTTTTGCGATAAGCGAAATACAACAAAAAGATGGCTAAAATACTCAACGAACCAATGGCCAACAAACGAGGACTCTTTGTGTATAAAAAGGACATTAACGTCATCACAATGACTAAACGTGTAATGGCATTCAACTTTTGAGTAAAAGTCATATTATCCACGGGAAAGAATTCGGTGACATATTTTTGATTCAACAACACATTTGGATCTTGTGACCAAAACGGAATGCTCTTTTTCTTCTTTAAACGACTCACGTCTGGCATTTGTGTGGTCATCCCTTCTTGTACATTATCTGGCATTCGAGCTTCCACAGGACAAGCTGCTTGATTATATACAGGTGCATCCGTTTGCTCACATGTTTTACCAGGTTGTTGAAATGGAGGAGATGATTTGTATGGGCTTGGTTCAGGATATAGACATCTATCACTTTGTTCTAAATTCACTGGTTTGCACATTTTCTTATTACATTGAGCCATAACTATTATATATAATAAATCTTATAAAAATGTCATACATAAACACATGTTCCTAAAGAAAACATGTGTTTCTTATTGCTTGATACATTTTTCATCTATTTGAAAGGTATCGCATTGTTGTTTTTGAGGAACGATTTGCAAAACACATTTGGATTTTTCTCCAAACATGGGTTCGGTGCATCCGTCTTCCTTCGTTTTCTGTTTTTCTTCTAAAGGAAGGGTACAACGAGCGCGAAAATGTTCATATCGCTCTCGAACATCATTATACGACAATCCGGATTTTTTGCCCAACATTTTGTTAATTAATTCATGCAAATCATACATGTACTTGGAAAACGTTGCGCGGCTTTTCATTTTTTTCATGGTCAATGGCAGTTTTTTGAAATTTTTCTTCAAATTAACGCGGCATTTTCCGCAAGGCAATACATGCTCTAAACCTAATATGAATTTTCGGTATTCTTGTTTTTCTTTGAGCGTGGGCTTCACTGGATAATTGAAACTCAGAGTGTGGAGGAAATGCCATGCACCTGGACCCCATACACTAGTAACCATACCATCATTGGATTGATAATGTTTTCGGGTATAAACTTTTCGCGGTTTCTTGTTTTGTTTTCTACTTTTTCGATGTTTCATAAGTTATATTATTTAGACAAAATAAACAACGCGCTTTTTTTAGTCCAAACATCTAATATAAAATATAACTTCAATTTATAATGGCGTCTATTATTACAATTTTGTATGAAAAGTATTTGCAACCCTATCACAAACAACTTTTAGTATTTTTCGTCTTTATCATCTTTGTTGTCATTGGATATTATGGTTATTCATGGTTTGGAAAACCAGTTGTAAATAATCAAGAAGAAATGGACATGGCCAATTACAATGGTCGCGTAAGTGATGCAAAAATCATGTTCTTCACTGCTGATTGGTGTCCTCATTGCAAACGTGCTAAACCAGAATGGGATAAATTTGTGGAATCTTATAACGGAAAGGATGTTGGATTTTATAAAATAGTTACTGAGGAAATCGATTGTTCGAATGGTGAAAACCCTAAAATCCAAGAATATGGTATTGATGGTTATCCAACATTGATCATGATCAAAGACAAGGATCAACGTATTAATTTTGATGCAAAGATCACCGATGCAAATTTGACCAGTTTCGTCAATAATGTATTGAAGTAAATATTGTTTTAAGGAATCTCTCAAAACAATATTATATGTCTCCTGTTTCTGTTTGATAACATTCACCGCATCGATGTCCATCTTCTATTGTACCATCTCGATATCGATCTAATGGAATTCCGCAACTGCTACATGTACCTTTAATGTCGTCTTCTAACGTTATTTCGTCGTTTTCCTCTAAACTTGGTTCTTTATTCCATTCTTCGATCATATTACGTGCAATGTCATACCCTTTATTAACCCAGTCTTGACGCATGGTCTGGGATTGTGCAAATTCGAAGAAATCGGATATACTGAGAGGAGGGGACTTGATTTGGACCTCATAGTATAGGTCTTGACAAGATGATTGATCGATGAAAAAAGTTGTTTTGTTTAGTAAAATACCCATGTAATCTAATAAATTCGTGGAGTCCGTCACATTTTCCGGATTTTCGTATATTTTTCGAATACCCAGTACTTTTTTTGCTTCGCAATTCTTCAAACAAGGTTCCAAGGGGTAATTTAGGAATGTTCCGCCGTCAATATAATGAAATCCGTCCTTCTCAAAAGGTTTGAAAAGAATTGGAATGCAACAAGATGCATAAATCGCTTCGATCAATGTCCAAGAACCATGGGTTTTATAGGAAATGTCTTCTGCCTTGAAATCTTCCAATTGAGTGGCATATATGTGGAATTCCACTTGTGTTTTCTCGTAAAATTCTTGCAATGTCATGTGTTCATCACAGTCCATCCCTTTCAATAAAGGAATGACAATGTGTTTAAAGGTGTTGATGGTAAAAAGTCCGTTTTCTTGAATGGAACTGAAAATGGTGGCAATGTTATATTCCAGCAATTTATGCCATGGTCGTTTTACAAAATAATTAGTCAGTTCTTCTTCGTCATAACCCAATAAAAACATTAATAATAATACGCTGCCAATGGAAGTTCCGTGACACGTTTTCAATTGTTTTGGATCCCAAATCTGTTGATTCTTTAATTCTTGTAACGTACCATACGCTTGAAACCCATAGGTTCCGCCCCCGGCAACCACCAAATGTTCAATAACTGTATTCATATATTATTTATAAACATATAGTGTTTATATATTTTCCTTTTTTTTCAATATATATTTCAAGTACCATGTCTTGTTTTTTATATACCGATGACGATGATAATATTCAAAATATTAATATTGACGAGCTTTATGAAAAGCAACAACAGCGCGATTTGCGCCAAGTATCCATTTTCAATAAAATATTGAACCGCATTCACCATCGCATTCGAATCACTTCTCGGGCAAAAAAAGACAAACATATTTGGTTCACTATTCCCGAATATATATTTGGCGAACCCGTTTATAAAAAAGAAGATTGTATTGCATATATTATTGCCAAGTTAGAAGCCAATAAGTTTCATATTCGCTATGTACATCCCAATACAATATTTGTTTCTTGGGCAAATTGGGTTCCCTCCTATGTCCGTACAGAGTTTAAGAAGAAAACGGGTATGATTGTCAATGAATTCGGTCAAGTGGTTGAAAAAGTGGATGAACAAGAAGAAGTGAATAACGCCGATCCAAATGCCAGAATATTGAACACCGGAGAACAAATGGAAACCAAACAAAAACGCGAATTCAATAACGTAAAAGATTATAAACCCAGTGGAAACTTTATTTATCGCCCCGAATTTTTTGATAAAATAGAAAAGAAAATAAATTAGAAAATATGTTTGTAATAATATAATGGGAATTTGTCATTCGATTTTAAGAAAAAAAGAAAGTCAATGTACATTGTGCGAACAACGATTTGATCCTTTAGAAACAAATGAAAAGGTCATTTGTAATAATTGCCATGGTTGTTTCCATAAAACATGTATTAAACCGTTTGAAGATAAATTGCTATTGGATTGCGTTTGTCCTTATTGCAAAGCCGAAGGGTATTTGATTTTGAAGTTATAATGTTTGTTGTTTGTTAAATACATACTATAGCTATGTATTTAATTCACCATTTTGGCCTTTTGAACAAAACGTCCGCTGTGTTGATTCTTCAACAATAAAGTGCCGTCTTTCTCCACACCATGCACATATTTTTCTTTAAAGGTATCTGCGTTTTTTGTCTCCTTTTGCATTGTTTTAGCGCATTGTGTGCAACATGTATGTAATTCGTATTTCTTATTGTCTAATTCCAAGATGTTTTTCTCATTGGTGGAAGCATATCGACCCATATCATCCGGTTTTTGATGCGGACAACATACAGTCCATTCCTTGGAACTGCACAAAACATTTTGCGTATTGGTTAAATGAGTGCGCAATTTCTGTGTTTTCTTTTTCTTTCCTCCTCGTTTTTTTGTATTTTTTCGGTAACATTTATCAAAAGCATAAGGTGCAAACTCGTCTTTCAGTTGTTTTTTGTATTTCTTCGCATTCTCGCGTTTCATTTTATACATAATGGTGTGCAGTTCATCGTGAGGGATCAATTCACCACGTATCATTTTCGGATACATATCGTCTTTTTGTACTTCTTCGATGGACAATTGACCGTTAGCCACCATCATTCCTAAATATAATGTTGCATAATTAGCACCAATTCCTCCACACCGTGCGGTCAAGAGCTTCTTCAAACCATCATACGCAATCGATCCACTAATACGCATAACGTCCATGACCTTGTCTTTTGGTACAAAAAACTTTACACTGCTGTAAAAATAATCATGGTGATTTCTTGGAACACAATGTTTCACATCTTCATCGCGCAATAAATGTTCATTGAACAATCCCTTGGTTTTCCAGAAAGCGAATCCATGTTTTTCCCTCGAAATGGCATCGGGTTGTCCAAACATTTTCACACATTTGGGGTAATATTCTTTAGGTCGTCTATGAATCCATTCTAATTTCATCTATATTACACAAAGAAAATCTTGGAAATCAACAAAGTAATTCTTCTTTTATCTTTAATAATTGATAATTCGGACGCTCTTCGAATTTCATAGAATACAATGTTTGAAGGCGATTTCCAAGAATATGATGTTTCATTTTTTCCAAATCACCCTTTTTTTCGGTAATATAATCACTATTTTTATTGCAATCGTCCCATGGCAATGCACGCCTTAAAGAAAACATATACACATACCATGATGAGATCAAATCATCGCGACGACTCGGACTGCTTCCTCCGTGAATAAACAAGCTCATATATTTAGGCGTTCCAACAAGATCACAATCCTTCTTTTGAGGATAATGCTGGTTTTCTTCATTGATATAAATCTTGGAAAGCCCGAAATCAATTAAATAGAGTTCTCCATGTTTCATCATAAAGTTCGATGGCTTAATGTCACAATGTAAAACAAAGTTGTTATGCACGTTTTCCAAGATTTCGATTATAGAATGAAAAAAACGCGTACATTGCACAGGATTCGGCTCATTTTTTATGATGTATTCCTCAAAACTGCATTCATACAAGGTCATGACCGAAGCCAAATTCCCTTCGTGCAAACCGTAATAATAAATAACGGGAATATGAGACACATGCCGCTCTTTCAAATAAAACAGGATCTTGGATTCGTGTTTTAAGAGTTTATAGGGACTTTCTTTGTATTCTATTTTAATGGCCACCTTTTTGTTTTGCATATTTCCAAGATAAACGACGCCAAATTGTCCTTGACCGAGTTTTTCCAAGATTTCGAATTTAGCACTCATAAATATTTACTGAATATACTATATATTTCTTTATTATCTTATGAAATTGATACATGGATTGTATATTATTCTTATTATTATTTTAGCGACCTTTTTGTATGCATATATCCAAGAAATCAAACCGTTTTCTCTGAAGGAAGGTGCGCGGACATATCCCATGCCGCGACGACACCCTCTCACCTTTGAATATGGCACTTTTCAAAACGAAGGTCAAGGCAATCTCCAATCATTGAACGTGGTCATTGACTCCTATATTTCGCGCTATTTTGACGAAAACGGTGTCCCCTATATGAATACGATTGAAGACGTGCAAAATTTCGTTGCCGGAAAAGCCGTCCCCAAGGTGATCAACGGGAAACAGGAGTTTGTTTATACGAATGGCACAATTAGTCCTATGTTGAAAAGCAAAATCACCGACATTGGATACTATTTCTTGGAAATCGTCATTCCAATGTTGCCCACTATACAAAATCCTAAACCAAAAGTTCAATGGCCCTCTTTAAAGTGGTCTGGATTACAAGGGTTTGAAGTCGAAGTGGCGGATACGAAACAATGCAAAGTCTATGAAGGAGCACCGGAAGACAACTTCAAATACGTATATAATATGAATAAAAATAACAATTGGATGGATAGCTTGGATAATATGTTTGACGATATGTTTGACGATAGCATCGGTTCTGGAACGTCAGGAACAGATGGCTCGTCAAGTACCAGTTCCAGTGGAACATCGGGAACGGGAGATAGCAGCAACGATTGTAATGATAGTTCGGAATGTTGCGGTATCCAATGCCCTCAGCAATGTTTTGAGAAAGCATTGGGTATTAGTCCTGCCCCGGCACCCTCATCTTCGGGTAGCGGAAACACAAGTGGATATATAGGAGGTTTAAGTAATGTCGGAAATAACACCAATAATGGCAGTTCGATTTCTTACGCCAAGCAAGTATATCAAAATACAGGCTCATCGCTTACCTATAAAACTGATATTCGCACCATTTGTCCGCATAATTTGACTGGCTATGATATTACGTATTTGAAAGTGGAACAAGATGATATCAATAACCAAACATTGAAAAAGCAAATTTACGACCTCATCAAAACATATTTTGAACAAGACAAAAATAACCCGAATGAACTTGTACCCACCAAAAAATTCATTGAATTGTTTCACTTTTATTCCACTGATTTCAGTCCCATGGACGATTACCATATGGAACTATTACGTAATTTAGTGTTTTATGTTTTGCAAGTAATTGTTCCAGGAATGCCCACGCCGTCCATCCCCTATTATTATGTACAATGGCGTCCTTTTACCAGATACCAAGGTTAATTTATAGTTATATTATAAGATGGGATTCCAAGATTTTTTACAAATCAATTCTTATAAATTTTATTATGTACTGGTCGGTATTATGTATGTCATATACGCTGTAACCTTTTTAGGGATTTATTACGTTAAACCGGAATATGTGGAATACTTGAGTATATTTACTCGCGTTTTTATTGCGGCTATTTTACTGATTCGATTTAATCCGTTTTACAAAGTGACATTTAGCGAAAGTGATCGCATTTTAATATCGGCAGCCGCCTTCTTTTTATTGGTGAATACAGGAGTCACAGAATATATTATGCAATATGTCGATAAAATCGCTTTACAAGATTTCTCTAATCATCACTAATTTTTTTCATATGTTATTATAAGTAATATGAAAAAATCTCATATGTTATCGACACTTCTTTTCATAATAATTACTTTAGTTATTATAGGCATACTCTATTACTTGATTACTATGCCCAAACACTCTGAAACATATATTTATCATGTAAAAGCCTTTGAGAAAACTTCAAAAATTGAAGTCATTGAAAATGACAAAAACGTATATGTTAATCACATATATGCCGATTTGTACAATGTACAAAAAGAAAAGGTTGGACAAATGTATTCCGTGAATCATCACCGTAAAATCGACGATACCAACCATGTAACCACCTTATCCACATATATTACTCCAAACGGAACATTTACATGCAACTATTATTACAGTGCTCCGTTAGACGAAAATTATTTTTATGGAACAATGAAAAACGTAATAAGTGAAAACGAAACGGGCAAATACAACGGCAAGAAAATTAATGTGGTGTTGGAAGGTAAAAAAGACGGAACACGTGTGTTGCAAGTGACTTATTAAACCCCTATAAAAACCACATAAAATTGATTTTTCTATAAATACTAAGTTTAGAGAAAAATAACTATGGAATCATTGTCAGAACTCATTGCACAAGTTCGAAACGATCCCCAATGTCAATCGAATATAAACATTCAGGAAATATTAATGCAAAACGAAGATACGCATTATTTGCAAAATCAAAACTTGAACACCATTATTCAACATAGCATGCAAACCATTAACCATCATTTTCCCAATAGTGTATCCAGTAATATTGACATTATTTCGAAACTAAAAGAATATCGCACAATAGAATCCATTAATGACTTACACAAAGGAAAACACACTCGTTGGATACGATTGAGTGAAGGAGAGCCCAAATTGACAAACGGTGGAATGCTCATGGATATCAAGTTCTTGGACAACGGAATTCATTTATTATGTAAAACCAAAACAAACCGGTTCATTCAATACAAATACGACGATTGTTTGACATTCCAAAAACTCAATGAAGATGAACTCACAATTTTGGGATTACAAGGAATTTTAGTCTAAACATGGAATTACAACTTATTCTTCTTTCGTGTTTTATTCAGAGGCATGGAAATCTTGTTTTTCAACGATTTCCGTTTTTTCTTTTGCATATAATACAAATACAATCGAATATGATACATGATTTTCTTGGAAACCGAAATATAATGAAGCATTTCATCACTATGAGGAAAAAATTGTTGCAAAGAACTTTTGTAATTCATTTTTTTACACAAGTTATCCAATTCTGACACAAAAGATTCTTGGTTTAGTTGCAATTTTTCTTTAAACTCCTTTCCTAAATCAGAATAACCAAATCGGTTTATAATTTCGTGCATGGTCAAATTATGATAATAAGGACTGGGTTGAATATAATATACACTGTCGTGTTTCATCTTGGAAAAGGAAGCATTGTCAATAAAACAAAGAGAACTATTGTTTGGCAATAACACGCATTTGATAAATTCCCGATAAATCTTGTTTTGAGTGGTCCGCTTATGTTCTATGATTTTATCATTGATTTTAAACGACAACACAATATTATTAATTAATCCAACCATATTTTGAGAAGTTTCAATATAATGGACAATGTGTTTGGTCCATGTTTCTGGAATGCACTGATTGTTCGTATAAATAAAAATTCCGTCACATATGTGTTCTTTTTTCTTTAAATATACATATTGCAAAATCGAGAAAATACCTGGTCGGAAAAATTCATTATATAACGGCAATAAGTTGGGTAATAACTGCACAAAAGAATCAAACAAATGTATTTGTTTTTCTTTTTGAAACAATGTCAATATTTTACATAACAAATATAAATCGGAAAAAGACCCAATTGTTTCATCCAAGTCAAATACAAAATATTTATATTTATGAATGTTTTCCGTTTTTATCAGGTTTTTTCCAATAAATATTTTTACCTGTTCATCCATTACAATGAATGCACAAATTAACAAATAAAAATAAAATAAAGATGTTTTACACATGAATAGTATAATGGATCGTGTTGCACAATTACAAGAAATCCAAGACAATGCACGTGCTCTTTTTTCCAAAAAAAATAAAGATTACGGTGATGCATTTGCAAACTATGGGGTGATTGGTGTATTAATGCGTATGCAAGACAAACTAAGTCGCGGAATATCGATTAGCAAAAGCAAAATCGAACTGGTTGAAGACGAATCCTTAAAAGATACTTTATTGGATTTACACAATTACGCAGCAATGGCGTTGATGTTAATGCAAGAAAAGGACGAACAACAAGACTTGTCCTTATTGCATGGAAGAAACAAAACATAAAAATAGAAACATGTATTTTTATGTTTATAGTCCGGTTGAACCAAACCCACCATTTTCACGAGTGGTACTCTCGAAAAAAGAGGGTTTGACGAATTCAACACACAAAGGTTGCAAACTGGGACCACATATTTGTAACAAACGATGATGTTTTTGTACGCTATAACTACTATTATTTGCATGCAAGTTTCGAAATGCACCCATAATATTTCCGCGGTATCCACTGTCTATAATACCTGTGCTATTGGCCAATAAAAGAGGCGTTTTACTAATACTTGATCGGGGATACAAATAATATCCACTATTGACCCATTTTTGTAATCCATTGTCGTAAATACGCATTCCACATTTTATATCCATCGATACCAATTTGGCATCCATCGTATCAAAAATAACTGTTTCGGGAAAAAACAAGTCGAATCCTGCATTTGGAAAGGGATCGTTCAATACTTGCTTGTTATGTTCCTTTATTTTTTCTTTATACAATTTTTCCAATTCTTGATTGTCTGATGTAATTCCAATATACAATACACCATGGCTAATGGGATGATTTAAATAATAATCAGCCTTGTTCATAATACATGAAAACGTACTTTTATCTTTATTAGGTTTAGTGAAATCATTTGTATTTTACTTTGTAAGTTTGTATTGTTTCCACGAAATTTCTTTACCGTCATTTGGAGCTTCCTTCTCTCCGGCACGCTCTTTGTCCAATGCATCGGCTTTTCTTACTGCCGAATCTAAATACAAATCCTTCAAATACTTACCAATCATTACAGACCCTTCTTGTTGATCCAATTGTCCATCTTCTATCATTTTTAATACAATCAAAAACTTGGTCAAAATGATTGTATCCAATTCGTCTTTCATTAAACGATTAAATAAATCTGTATAATTGTCATACAAAAATCGACATTCTTGTTGTACAATCGTGAAAAATCCCTCTTTATGAGTTTCGCGCATAGAACTGTGTTCTTCCTTCAATTCATTCATACGTTTTACACATTCGCGGATCTTTTTACTATGCTTTAAACGCCGAATACTTTCCGTATTGTCTTGGTAATCCATTTCACTCATCATTTTCTTCAAGTTGAGTTTTTCATCAGGCGTCATTGGCATTTTCTGCAAATATATATTTTATTAATTTCTTTATTTATGTTATTTGAACGCTTTATAATATATAAAAATAGTCTATATGGAAGCTAAAACCGATAAAGAATCATTAAATGAATTGATGGTTAAATATTTTGTACCCCCTTTAACGGGTCAATATATGCAATGGACACAAACAATCATGATATTCATTTTTCTAATTGCTTTGTTTGTTTTTGTCTTGTATTGGTACGTATATGTCAATTATAGTGATTATCAAAATCGCATTTCGGTGATTACCAATGCCTATTTGTTTGGCAAGAACCCACAATTAGAATTTGAACAATATATTAAGAATGCACAAGAAAATAGCTTGGATGCTGCCGTTAATAATATTCAATCCAATGCCAGCGAGGTAATTAATGAAAGTTCTCGTCTAAACAAGAGTGCGAATCGTTTAGCCGCCAAGGTTGCCGTGGATCTTCCTCAAAACCAAGCCGAAACCAGTAATTTAGGCATTTCCATTTTAGGAAATATTGCTAAATTGCGCGATACTATTTCGAAATTAGGCGGTGCATTTGTGCTAAATAATTATATTACCGATGGAGCAATCAGTACGATCAAAGCTCCCTCACCTGCATATTCCGTAACACCAAAACAATCTATATCACCCAGTCCTGCATATTCCGTAACACCAAAACAATCTATATCACCCAGTCCTGCATATTCCGTAACACCAAAACAATCTATATCACCCAGTCCTGGCCCGTCTCCTTCTCCAAAGTAATATCGTCGCTCATTATATACGAAATATATAATGAGCTCTTATATTCCAGTCAATTATTTAAGCTATCATAAAATTACTTATATTACAGCATGGGGATGTGTCTTGATTTTCGCTATATTTTTGAGCATGATGTATTTGGCATTGCAATATGAAACCTTGAACAAACAAAACAAATGCAATCCCATGTATTATTACGGAAGTGCGTGTCGAAATATGATTTCGGATAAACTTTTGCTAAACCCCTCCTTTTCCAATGCTCAACGAAAATTTTACCAAGATTTAGAAACTTATCATCCATCGACGCAACAAAGCACTGGCGCAAAACCCACCATTAAAGAATCAGAGAAATTGATTAATGGAATAGGTAAAAACGCCATCGAAACCACGCTCGATGAAAACAAGGAATTCGTGGAAAAAAATGCCGACGAATTAAATAGCATGACCTCCTTATTACAATTGTTGAGTTTGAAATATTTAGGAAACGTTCAAACAACCCTTGAAGAATCGAAACATTTACCAAAATCTGTTCAAACACAAATTGCCCAATTTCCCGAGGAGCTCAATAATTTACGTATTTTAGTAAAAAATAGTTTGGTCGATCCGGTTTATGCAAAATATAGTG